ATTCCATGTCTCTCTTCATGCGCTTGCCATTTTTAGCCAACTGGTAAGCCTGATGTTTGCCGTGTCCGGCGTAGTTTACAGCGTCGTCTGTTCCTGAAGTTTGATTCACGTACTGACTTATTTGAGCGTAATTCCCTAATCGCGTTGGAAGTACCCGTGCGGTGGCAGCAATGCTGTCGTCGCCTTCTATCTTTCTATTAGCCGCACCAGCGGTAATAGTATCAGTCTGCCATTCAAAGAAAGTATTATCAACACTTGTCTTCGCACAACCTGACATGAAGGGGGTATCCAAGGGTGCGATATTGTATATCACGTCAGATAAATCTTCGCGAATCGCTACGGAACTATACGTCAGAGACGTATTTGTAGCAATAGCCATTTGTCTATCTCCTTAGATTAAACATTCATCATGTCTTCCAAAATAGAGGCCGCATCATCGACATGGCCACTACTTCGTAGACGCTTCATTTTTGCAGTACGTCTTGATTTAGAGTCTGCTTTCTTATCTCCACCTGTTCCCGACCTGATTACTCTGGGCTTGTTCTTCAGCTTCTTACCCCTAACATCAGAGTTCTGTAGCTGGTCGTACTTTTGCGCCTTTAGTAAAACAAGTATGGATCGGTGATCGACTAAGGAGTCCAGTTCTTCTTTGGTAAAGCCATTTTCCATAGCGTAGGAACGGATGTTTTTAGCTATAGCAGGTTGTTTGCCAGAGTCGCCCCAGTCAGGAAGCGCGGTTACTAATGCCGTAGTTTCCTGTTGTAACATTTGACGATGTTCATGCTGAGACTGGGCGTGATGACGCTGTTGCGCCACATGCTGCTCTCTTTGCAAATTCTGCACCTTTTCCTGCGCTTCACGGAATTCCTCTTTGCGGGTAACATACTCTATGGGGTCAGTTTCTTTCAAAACCTCCCAATCGACATTGGCAAATTTGTCAATGCCAGCCATGCTACCTTCCATAAGGGATTGTAAAGCCTGTGTGTACTGCTGCCGTTCGGCCTGAATCTGTTGGTATTCTTGCGCCATATTCTGCTTCATGGCGTCGAATTCTTTTCGTTGTTCAGAAACCTCCTGGGTCTTACGAGTGTAATCTGACTGGCGTGAATAGCCTTTCATAAGCTCGTCAAGGCTTACTTCCTGCTCTTCACCATTTACAGTGACAGCGTATAGAAGGTCCTCTTCTGCTTCTTCGTCAGTGTCTGGAGATTCCTCTTCAGACTCCTCTTCCAATGATTCGTCTTCCTCTATGGGTTGAGACTCTTCCTCTTCCGCAGGTTCGGCTTCCTCAGTTTCTGGAGTTTCCCCTTCGGGTTCCGTCATCTTGAGTAATGCCGCTTGTGCTTCCCATAAACTACCGGGTTGCGTTTGTTCTTCGTGTGCTTGCGGGGCTTCTTGCTTTTCCGCCATTTTTTAGTTTCTCCTCAGATTAATGGATGTTGCTCATCAAGAATCTTGTTCATGTGCCCTGTTTCTATAATGGACGTTACATGACCATGAATCCTGTCAAGCAGTCGCATTGCAAGCCAGATTGATTCCCTAGCTTGCAAATCTGCTGAACCGCTATTACTCCATCGGCTCATTAAATCTTCCTTTAGTACATCAAATGCTTCTTGAAACAGCGGGTTATCGACCAAGGCTTTTGCCCTGTGTTCCCTTAGTTCGTTGTCCATTTAGCTTCTATGTTGCTCCTATAGCTACGGCGCGATTCTGCTCACGCTCAAGGTTAAGTTCTTCTTGCTTGAGTCGGGAATCGACGGCAAGTTTCTGGTATTCCTGCTGAATCTTCTGTTGCTTTAACTGGAGTTCAGCAGCTTTGATGTCCAGTTCTTTACTCTTGACCTGCATTTCCATCTGAGCCTCGCTAGGCTCTCCCGGTTGTGGGGGTATTTGAGAGGGATCAGTCAGGAAGTCGCTTACATTCTGAAAGCCCATTGCCTTGACAAGAGCAGCACCAAGGTTGTACATGTTCTGTTCGTTGACTATTCTCAAACCACCACCCATAGCTTCTCCAGCGAAGGAGAGCATCTGGGACAAATGGGCCATCTGCTGGTCCTTATTACCACTTCCTAAAGCTACGCTGACAGTGCAGTCGTACTTATCTTTCCATACGTCGGGACGGACTGGCACCCATTCATTTCTCAGCATCACCATGCGTTCCTTGTCCTGGAATTTATACAGGAGTTTGTAGATGACAAGCATCAGGTCCTTAACTCCAGTCTCTGCGAAATTCCTGGCTATGAGTTCTACTCGACTCTGAGCAGCCGTCATAACAGCATTTACTGCTGTTGCCGTGGTATGAGAGGTTAGGGCATTTTCATTCATACCCTGAGACATCCTGGATACTCCCGCTCTGGATTCCCTTACCCCATCCAGGTATTCCAGCATCTGAAATGAATAAGGCTCTAAGGGTGGGGTTGTTAAAGGAGTAATCGCATTAGGGGATTTAACCCTTACTATCCCGCCCGGGCGCTGTGTCAAGAGGTCATCTAAGTTCGCTTGGCCCTCAAGAACTGCATACCTACCGAAGTTCATGTTGTACATGTTGTCCATGAGGTTTCGCATCAGAGTGCTCTTCATCAACTGCAAATCCATAACAAGGTCTGCAACTGACAGGCCAAAGAACTTGTGCGGAATCTTTATTGGCGTTATGGAGACGAAGGGAGTGGCGTCTATCGGGTCGTTCTCAAGAACATAATCCCCTACTACGCAGACTTTCCTGAGCTCCGCAATCCCATCCCCATCGAAGTCTGTTTTGAGATAGGACTCATGTACTAGGTAGCTTCTTAGCGCCTCTTCCGGCTCGGATGCCCCAAAGTGGAAGCTGGAGCTATTGTCGAAGTCGAATCTCGATTCCCGCTCACTGGGGAAAGTGGTATCATCTTCATCACCACCTAAATCCTCGGGCTCAAGGTCCTGATCCGGGTACATCTCCCTTAACTCGGATAAGGTCTTTCTTACTCGATGACAAACGAATCTTGCCTGTGGGATAGATTTAGCTTCTCGAGAAATCAGGAACTCGGAAGGAGGAACATTCTCTATCTTGATCTTGCCGTCTCTTTCTCTCCTCTTGATAACAAGATCGTGCCTTGTCTCAACAACCTGTCCTATGTCCGATTCTACTTCGCGCTCTTCTTCGGTGTGCTGGACGACATCTACGTCGTCATCAGAGATGATAGATTCAACCTCTATATCCGTTAGATCGTAGTATTCTTCCCTCGTAGACTCTTCAGTCTCATCCCACCAGACCTTTATAATGCCGTTTTTAGACAATAAAGCGTCGGTAAACCAGGAATACAGTATTTCAAAGCCCGGATTGTCCTTAGTGAACACGTAATTGACGTAATCTGAAGCCTGCTCAGCCATAGGTACGTCTTCAGGGCCGTGGGGTGTGAATTTAACCATATCGTCCCCAGCAGCAAAAACACGCATTAAAGAGGGTTTTATCCACTCTATGGTGTCCTGAACTGTGGAATCTATGAATTGACTCCTCCCCTCTACCTCATTTCCGAAGGGAAGGCCGTAGTAATACTCCATAGCCCGCTCTCTCTGCTGGGAAATCTCGTCCCCATAGCCTAAAGAGTCGGTTATTTCCTCCTGTATTCGAGCTACCAGTTCCTCTTCGGTATATTTGTCAGCCATTAAATAATCCCATAATTCCTGTACTCTAAGTCGTTAGTCCATGTCGGGTCTTCCCCAGACACAGCAAATCTCATTGACATTGCGCCATATCGTGTGGCGCTCATTAAGTCATCTCGTAGAGGTACTATTTTTCCCTCCTTGCGATGGTACATCCTGAACTCTTCCCACCAGTCCCCTAAAGTAGAGAATACGTGGAACTTGTCAGACTCCATTTTCTGCAGAAGAGCCATGATTCCCTCTTCTATGGAGTTTCCTCCCTTCTTTTCACCTAAAGCGGGTGGGTTTTCAAAGTGGAAAGGGAGCATATTGCACCCTAGGCTCCTATACTGGTCAGCCAGCCCGGGATTACCCATAGAATCTCGTCTATTGCCGTCATGGGGCCAAGCAATGGGGATAAAGCTCGGTCTAGTCCGCATAATGCCTGCATGAATCGCGGGAGAAGCCTTTGCTTGCCTGTAACAGTCATATACATAGTACTCATCCTCATCTCGATCCCATGCAAGCCATACACATGCTGTTGGGTGATCGAATCCAAAGTCTATTCCACATATCCTAGGCCAGTGACTTGGAATAGTAATGGGGTCTATCATTAACTTCTCTTCGTTTATAGGGAAGACTAAACCACTTCCTATAGAGGGTCTTCCGTACCGTCGCATCTCTCTTTCGTGCGGAGAGTAGGAAGATAAAATCTGTTCCATGACCGCTTCGTTGAGATGACCTCTTGCTCCCTTCATAGATAGGACTTTCTCAGAAGCATCGTCCCATGTGGCGTTATTCAGGGACTGTCCTGGTTTGAGGTTGTTCATAAAAGAAGCAACCGTCT